CAATTCCGTTTCTGAAAACAGACGCGGAAGGCTTTCCGAAATGTATTTCTTTCGTTAAGCCCGATCGAAACGATGCCTATCATGTTCGGTACTCACTATCCTTCTTTCGGATAGTTGATGAGTTCAGGTGCAAACCTGAGCTTGATCCGAGTACCATAGAAGATATAAGTACTTGCGATAAATTACTCATGCAAGACATTATATCATTCATTCACAAGTCTTCAATTTTGCAGAATTTGCCAAAATTAGAAGAAGGTTACTGCATCATGAGCAATAAAGCTGGTCCAAATGGGCCGGCAACTATTACTGCCATGAGAGATTTATCTGCTGTGAAAGCAGACAGAGATCTTTGGAGAGATATTACGGCACTTATGAAAATTAGTGTGCCATACATAAATCCCCATGCATATACACCGCACCAAGGTGAGTTTAAACACTCAAAATTGGTTTTGCTAAGCGATAAGGCGTGTAAAACGCGCGTAATTGCAATAGCAGATTGGTGGTCAAATACAGCTTTAACATGTTTGCATAAAGCATTCATGAAAGGGCTGCAAAGATTGCCAAGCGATGTTACCTACAGACAGTCTTCAATACCTAAGCTTATTCAAGGCTTAGGCAGAAGCTTATTTAGTTCTGACATGACAGCATTTACTGACCGCTTCCCTATTGATTTAGAGGAAAACGTTGTTCGTGCTGTTTATGGAAGCCACATAAGTGGGCTATGGAAACGTATCACAACCAATAGAGCGTTTACCCATAAAGGCGTAAATTACCGCTATCGGTGTGGAAACCCCATGGGCTTGCTAAGCTCGTGGGCCGTGTCCACCTTCACACATCATGTAATAAAACACTACTGTGCCTACAAAGTAGGAGTATCTCGTTATAAATACTTGATACTTGGAGACGACACCCTAGACACTAATGAACGTGTATACGAAAAATATACACAAGTAATCAAAGATCTAGGCGTTTCCATAAGTCTCTCAAAGTGCACTCAAAGCTTACAAGGTTATACCGAGTTCGCAAAGAGGCTCTTTACTCCAGAAGGAGAAATAACTGGTTTACCAGTCACACTTCTAATGGAGCTCAAGACTAAGCCTGAACAGTTCTTAGAACTAGTT